CCTGATCCAACAACACCAGCTAATGCTATTATAAGCATGAGCTAATAGGAGATTAAATGGCTTTAGTATTAAATGATAGAGTAAGAGAAACTAGTACATCACAAGGCACAGGAACTATAAACCTTGCAGGTGCTGTTACAGGTTTTCAAACTTTTGTTTCAGGAATTGGAACTGGTAACACAACTTACTATGCTATATTCGAAGAAGGTACAAACCTTTTTGAAATAGGTCTTGGCACTGTAACTGATGCAACACCAGATACTCTTTCACGAACTACAGTTTTAAGTAACTCTTCAGGTAATACATCAAACATAAATTTTAATTCAGGTGGTTCAAGTACATTAAGTGTGTTTTGTACTATGCCTGCAAGTAAGTCAGTTTTTTTAGATGCAACTGGAACGCCGGTAGGAGCGGCAAGTAACGGATTTGCTGTTGCAATGGCAATAGCTTTATAGGAGGAATATGGCACAAGATTTTACTAGATACGCAGTTGAAGCAACAAACAGTGCTACTACTGTGTTTACAGCAAATTCA